ACCTCCTCCAAGGCTTCACGGACCAGCAGCATGGCTTCGCGCTCGGCATCTTGCAGAGTGTCGGTGCCGACAACTTTGGAAGCCAGCCGACCGGGTAGATTGAGCAGCTTCCCCCGCATGTTGCCGATCATCGACTCCCAATGCGTCTGGACCGCATCAGCCGGGATCAGGTTCTTGCGCTTGATCTCTTCCTCAAGCCCCGCAATGTTCGCCTGGTGGTGAGTCAGGCGGGCTTTCTCCACGTCATAGTCAAAGTCGTTCTCAACCCCATAGATCATGCCTAACGCCTGGGTGGATTCCACCTCGGCCCCACGCTTCCCTTCCGGTATCAGCTCCGAACAGCGTTTTCTGATGGTATCCCGGTGGATTCCCGTCAGTTCAGCCAATCGGTTGATGGTTATGAGCATTTTGACGCGTTATGTGATTTTGTAACTAGCGAAAGACCGAGGTTCGCACTACCCGCCCCGCAGGTTGCGCGGGAGGACCCACGCGCTTCTCAGCGAACACCATCACCACCACAGCCCCAACAGCAGCACGCCAATCATCAGCACGCCCACGAAGTCCCAATCAATCATTGCCCATCACCATCTCTTCGATGCGCACGTCCCAATGGTTGAGGAAGATGTTGCGAATGTCGGCCTCTTCTTCCACCTCGGCCAGTTTGGCCAGATAGTGTTTCGCCTTTTCGCCGTCATCATGTGCGTCCACCTTGCGGCCTTGGCGCATTGAGTATTTGATGATGTTGCCTTTCAAAAACCCCACCCACTCTTCATGCGTTAGCACGGCCTGCATGACTTCCCACGGTTCAATGGCCATCGTCTTGTAATGTTCGCCACCCACCTGGTAATCGTTGGTTGATTCGCTCATGCCTTGTCCAACCTCGCATGTGCCAGTGCGTCTGTATATTTTTCCGGGTAACGCTTACTGAGCTTTTCAATGTTCTGCTTGGCCAAGTCTTCCATTGAAATACCCAAACGCTTCGCACCCAACGCAATGAACCACAGCGAATCACCCAACTCTTCCGCCGCGTTCTCAACGTCCAAGGGTTTTGCGTAAATGAGATGCCGCTTGACCGCATCCACAAACTCGCCTGCTTCACCCGCCAAGCCCAGTGCGGCATGCATGAGGTCCATATTTTCGCCAAGGTCTTTGGCTGTTCGATTGGCCAGCGTCTGATAATCGTTTAATCGCATGTCACGTTGCCTCGTATGGTTTGCCATCTGAATATCGTCCTGCTGTGCTGGATGACTGTTCCCTTATCCATGCCTTGTCTTCGTCTGTATGCTTTGGTAGTGGCGACCAGAAAGCCCAGCCGGATTCGGGATACCAAACACCGACGGTTACGCCGCCATATAGCGAACGGAACAGCATCTTGCAGTTCTTGGGTGGTGGCACCCTGTCAATGCGTCGCCACATCGGGCCAATCTCAGCCAGGTGTTGATGTTCATCCTGCATTCTGGTTTTTCTCCTGATTCAATAACGCGATGACAATGCCAAACGGCAGCATTGCCACGATCGCCAACAGTGTCAGCATGACCATCGCTGCGGATAGGATGTGGGTGAGAATGGGTTTCACGCCGCCTCCCACGCAATCACCAGGCCACCATCCGGTATCGGCTCGCCTTTGCGAATCGACAGATGCGTAATCTGTTTATCGTCCGCGTAAGCAATCCCGTTCAGGCAATCAATCGCTACCTTCATCACGTTATCCAGATCCATCGACCGGACGGCTTGCCCTGGCTGATACTTTTGCGGACGCTTGGGGTGATAGCTCATGTCCAGCTTCACGCCGCCCTGTAGCGGGTCACAAACGCCCTCGTTAGCTGCAATCACTTGCACCGCTGCTTTGTACTCGCGGGCCTCGGTGGATTTCACCGTCATGCCGCGAAACGACCGCCAATAGCGATTCGTGCTGATGGGATAGGGCAGGCTTAGTTTCGGCATGGTTAGAACGGGATGTCGTCGTCAAACGGCACCGCCGAAGGGGCTGATGCGGTTGCGCTCACACTCGCCACCGGTGCAGACGTGGCCGGGGTAAAGCTGCCCTGCCCGTCCCTTTCCTTGGGCTTGAAGAAATTGACGCGAACGCCCCGGTCGCCCGGACAACCAGCCGGGTTGAACCACTTCTCCAGAATCAGGCATTGCCCGCCATCCTCGAATTGCAAGACGGCCCCGACATTCACCCAGTTCTTCTTGGTGCTGCCATCGCGGGCCTGATATTCGCTGGTGGCGACTGCCGCGTCATAAATCTTCTGTGCTGCCATGTGTTACTTCCAGTGGTTTGAATCGAGAATGAGTCCGGTGTCATCCTTCACGCGAATGCGCTTGATGTCGCCGGGTTGGTTGAATACCGACGTGATGGCTGCCAGTGCATCGGCCATCTCGGGATGTTCGTTGCGAAGATGGGCTTTCTCTTCGCGTTGTTTTTGGCGCTTGGGTTCACGCACCGCGTTGACGGTATCGGTCAGGCGATTCAGCCGCGCCGTAATGTCGACTAACTCACCCATGCGCGTACCGTCCGCAGATGACTGTCGAAATCGCTGATAACCCGGCCCGCATTCGCCTGAAGCCATTCCCGGTAGCGCCCCTCTTCCCGCAGGTTGGCTAAATGCGCGATGCCAATGGCCTTGCGTTGGGCGCGATGTTCTTCCGGTTCTGGCAAGCGTTGATGCAGCTTGTGGGCTTCCTCGCGTATTGGCCGACACAGCAGCCGAAACTGCGGCAAGGTCGGTGGCCATTCGGGTTCCCATGTCATGCACGCCACCAGCCCGGTGCGTAACTCTTCCGGTGTCATGTCCACCAGTCCCGCCAGCCAGGTTTCCGATGGCATGGCACCGTAGGATGAAATCCACTTGTGGCCGAAGGTTGCTGAGAGGTGTTGCCATAGCCGGTCAATATGCGACTGCGTAATAGTCGGCCTGTCCAAGTTCGATGCAGTCGTTGCCCGGAAGGCTTGCGCCAGCGGATTGCTGGGCGTCGCGTTCGGCAATGGCCCTGGCGACTTTGCCGGGAGCCGAGTTGTCAGGTCGCTGATGGGTTGCATGAGAAATCACCCTGAGTGATGGTTTGCGTCGTGCCCATTGGTCCTTGACGCGGTTGAGAAACGTCGCGTTCCAGCTTTTGCGCCGGGTGCCTTCGTCTCGCCAGTACAAACGAAACTCGCCCATCATCGATTCGGCAAAGTCTCGCGGGATGCCCGCCTTGTCCACCAGACGCCAGCAATCCTCGCTGGGTGTCCAGGTATCGGTCATCGAAATGGCGCGTGCTGTTTTCGGCTTGGCCGAATCGCCGTTATGCGGTCCCTCGCCACCCACGGATGTACCCGTCGGTTGCTTGTCCTCCTCGCGCACGCGCTGTGCAGTGGTTTCCTGGTTCCTTCCTGGTTCAGTTCCTGGTTTGTATGCCGTTTTCGGCATAGGTACCTGTGCCGTTTTGGGCATAGGGGTTATGCCGTTTTCGGCAGTGGTGCCGTTTTCGGCATAGGTCGCCAGTTGATAGGACGATCCTTTTCCGAAGGTGCGAAGAACATTCAGCAGTCCAGCTTCTTCTAAATCGCGTATTGCGGGTGCAATGGTGTGAACTTTCAGCCCGGTCATTTCATGAAGGCGGGCCATAGATGGGTTGCATTGGCCGGTGTCCTTGTTGTGACACTCAGCCAGAGCCAGCAATACGATGCGCCGTGTCGATGCCAACTGTGGGTTGGCGGCGATGTGCTTCCAGGCATCGGATGTGGCGTCAAAGCTCATGGGACGCTTGCCAAAATCTCAAGGCAGAAAGACTCGGAGACGCCGAATTGAACAGCTATCTGTCGTGCGGCCTCTTGGTCGGCTTCGCGTTGATGCCAACCGTCAGAAAGGAAAGAACCAGACTTTTCAATTAGTGGATCACGGATAAGTTCGGCACATTTCTCCTTCCATCCATCCTTTTCATGATTAAGTTCATGGATGGCGGTTCTTTGGTCGCGCACCTGCTTGTGCAAGTATTGAGTGTCAATTTCTGTTGCATAGGGTAGTGCTTCAACCTTGTTGAACCAGTCCTTATGAATACTGACAAGGGTGTCGATACTTGCCGGTCCTTTCCAATACTCAAACAAATGACACTTCAGTATTTCAACCTCATAGACTTCTGGATTTTCATTTTTCCCGTGGTTTGAAATCCCCCACATGTTAACGACGCTAAAGACGCCGGTATTTATCAGGGATTTCTGAACTATCTGCTGGCCCTGCTTAATGTGTGCTCCAGGCTTCTTTGCTTCAATCAAGATGCAGTAGCCTCTCCGTTCCGTCATTCCATCAACATCAGTTGGTTCTATTGGGGTTTTTCCAAAACAGCCAGCATTCTTGAGAAAACCCCAATCCCAATGTTCTTCGTAAAACGTCTTGAAGTGTTGGACTGTCATCGTTTTTCAACAATCGCTCCAAACGATGAAAACACCTCTGAAAACTTCGCTTTGTTCTCACCAAAATAAAACAGTGTCTGACCTTGGCGCGTTGCCATTACTTCACTGTCTGGGTTGTAGAACTTCACGCGGCTGGTCGGTAGGCAAGCAATGCCTGAACTATTCAACAAAGCATGAAACCATCGGGTGTCTGATGAATTGTTAGTCAGTACGATGGCCTCACTGACTTTTCCGGAAGTGAACTCATCAACGATCTTTTCAACAAAGCACTGAATGTCTGGCATTGAGTATGGCGGGTTAAGCCATACCCTTCCGTTCCACTCCTTTGAAAGCCCGTCAGTCTCTTTGGTGAAGTATTGCTTTGCCTTGACGACTGCCTGGGCCACTTCTGACGTGGCGGGATCAAGATCAATATCGCCAAGGACGCATCTGGCCGCATCAATGTATTCTTCTGGCGTGTACCAGTCGTTTTCTCCGGTCGAGATGTGAAAGCTGCCGGTTGACTCAAATTGCTTAAGTGGAGCTTCTGTTGACTGCTTGATTTCCCTGGCGCTGACTTCTTGCAGTGGTACTGATTCACCATCGTCGCGAGTCAGGGTAATCAGCCCATCGTCATCGGCGCTACTGACAATCTCTTCAAACTTCTGCGGGTCAGCCTTTGCCAACTTCGCAAGCTCCTTGGTCTGCGACTTATTCAGCTTGTTGGTCGCAGCCCACTGCTTGATGTTTTCAGGGATTGAGGTGATGCCGAGATCGTTGTTGTAGAAGCTGGCCCAATCAACAGGTTTCGGTAGCGATGAAAAAACAGCCTCCGTCTTGATAATAAATTTATTATCAAATTTCAAAGCCTCATCACTACACTTGTCTTTTCCATGACATTTAACTGTCCACAACCTTCCAAGCAGCCCCCTAACCCTTTCCCCCGCAGTAGCACCAAGCTCCATGTATTTGGCGTTATCGCCAAACTCGGCATCAAGGATTTCAACCTTGGCCTCAACTTCCTCAATGGCCGACAAGTCATCGCGTTGCATATTCTCAGTGGCGCACATCCGCCTTGCAGCGTGATCGTCAACATAAACAATTCTGGCCATGATCTTTTCGAGTCCGGCCACTTCCTTTGCTGCACGATACCGACGCTCACCCGCTATCAACTCAAAACGGTTTCCCTTGGTGCGGACTGTAATGGGCTGAACCAATCCATCCCTTGCAATCGACTCGCCAAGTTCGCGCAGCTTTGAAAAAGTTCTACGGTGCTGAAATGGCGAAGGATCAACCAGATCAACAAGAATCTCCTTGAATACGCTTTCTTCCATACGATTATGATTTATTGATGTCACGCCCAATTCCCCGTCCTAATCCGATGCGGGCTGTTATGCGGCCCACTCTCAATTCCCACCTGAAACCGCCTAGGCAGGGCGTCGCAAATCATCTCGACGGCCATGCGTTCCGATGACTTGTGCAGGTCCAGGCGCTGGCAAATGTCATTCACCAGCATCCCGGCACGGCGCAGGCTCACGACTTGCGCCCGAAGTTGCACGTCAATCGGCATCGGGCCGCGAAATCCACCGTGCTTGCGCGGTTTCCGCATGGCCTAGTTCTTCACCAGCCGCATCGGCTGCATCGGTTGGTTGCCCTCGATGAAGTCGCACTTGTCATTCATGCCGCCCACCTGGCGGATGTAATCGACTTCCACCTTCGCGCTGGCGACCAGGGTTTGCGCCAGGTTGTTGATGGCTTGCGCCTGGTGGATCTCGATGTCGCCCGACTTCAGCATTTCAATCGCTTCAAACAGGTGGTCGCGCAAATCAGGCAACTTGTTCTTCATGGGTGTCCGCCCTCTTTTTCTTGTTGATAATTCGATTCAGCACGCCGCGCAGTTGAATGACGGCATTGAGTTCTGGCGGCAGACGATGGCGCGTATTGCGGCGCATCAGTTCCGCGCGGGTGATGAGTTCCAGGTTGTCGAGTGCGACGTTGTGCTTGTTGCCGTCCTTGAAGACGACGGCGTGACCGGCAGGCAGTGGCCCGTTGACCGCTTCCCAATTCAGCAGATGCACGGCGCGGTAGTTCTTCACGCCTTGCAGGTCCGTCACCTTGCGTTCCAGATAGCCATCCTTGCTGATGCGTTCGGTGCCGAGGGGTCGCCAGGTATGCGGCACCTGGCCCTTCTTGAACTGCGTCCGTTCGCAGCCTTCGCCGCACCACCCTTTCTTGCCCTTGTTCCACGGCACATTGCCGGGTTGAATGCGGTGGCCCTTACCGAGTTCCAGCAGGTTGCGATTGGTGCGGGCTTGGACGCGATGGCGATATTCAGCGGACTTCTTCAGGCCCATGCTAAAAGCCAGCCCATAGACACCCTCGATGGATCGGCCAAAATGCGCCGCCAGTTCCGCGCTATCAGTGTCCGGATAAAGCTGGGTAAATTCCGCGATTTGTTCCGGCGTCCACCAGCGCCCCGTCTTGATACCCAGCAACCGGGTGCGCCCGCCAATGCTGTTCTTGCTACGGTTCAGCAGCACCATCAGATCCCGTGTCGGCATCACGCCGTACTCACGCCGCAAAATGGCGTCGTCTTCGGATGTCCAGGGGCGCCTCATGCCGCCTTCCCCGTCTCGGCCCAATACTCAAAGCGATAGCAGTCCACCGGATGGTCCGCGCAGCGTTCAGCCCGAAAGCAGGACTCGCAGGGCGATGGAGCGTCTTGAGGTGCTTGGTCTTGTTCTTTCATGGCGTCACCTCAAAAAGTCCCGCCAGCTTTGCGCCAGCGGGTAATGGGGGAGAAAGGCGCAGACAACTGGCCGCCGTCTGCAAGGGCGGTGAAAGAACAGACGCCGGTTTTACCGGCGGCCACCGAGGTGGACTTCAGCCCGATGCTTTCGCAGAGCGGGAACGCATAAATAAGCCCCACGGGAGCGTGGCTCGACCGGGAGGCAGGGAGAGGAGTCAATACGTAATCACACGTATAGGCATGGGTTTGGGATTGGAGGAACATTTAGGCGGCGTTTAGCTTTCTGAAGTCATCAATCGCAACATCAGGGCGGAGGTCTTCGACCCTGACCTCGCCTCTGGTCAGTACTTCGATGGCAATGCAACG